CTGATAAACAACATCAGCCTTCTTCACAAAACTGACGAAAGGTTTGATGTGCAAAACACTCATGCACAAACGATCCTTAAGTCCAACTCCAAAGCACAAGAACTTCTGATCTGCGTCTAACAATTGAACCTGATTTCGAACCACTGTCACCATCACTGTACGCGCTCCTGGATCAACACTAGCCTCCGCATGGAACTGCTCGACAACAACTCCTGGTTTATCCTCAAAGATCACAATCTTAGGCTTTGTCAACTTCCTAATGAGACCTTGCTCTGATTGATCTGCGGAAGTTCTTCCTTCAACGTTCAACTGGTCTGGTACCACAAAACGAGAACCTTCACTATAAGTGCCTAAAGTTCGTCGTTTAACTGCTTCATTCACAATGTCCTCGGAACCACGCCAACGGAAAACACCACTACCTGATGGGTCTGAACCCACTTTCCGCGTGTTTTCTCTACTAGCACGAGAACGTTTTTGTTGAAAAGCAGCCAAAGCAGCACGTTCCTCCTCTTCAACTTCGCCATAAGCCTGAAGTGTGCGTTCGTCTTCTTCATCTCCCCAGCCTTCTGCATCAAACTTCTCTACCTTCTTGTGATCCACAAAGAAGGTAAGTCCAACACCAACTGCTATCTTGATAAGGAACCCAACAACATCCAACCACGGCAAGTCTTTCGTGTATTCCATGAGCTTGAATGAATGACTCTCAGCTACACAAGGCAGGTCTTCTGGCATAGGTGTGCGCGCACGGATCTGATCCATCAACAACACTCCGTTTTCCGACCAACAAAGGTAAGAGATACCATCCTCAAACTGGATTTCCATTGAAGGACCAGTGTAAGGAGGCCTAATACATCCAAAGCCTGCAAAAGCACTAGCCCATGTATCAAAGAAATGATTACTGTACGCCAACTTCCACTGCAACATGTGGGTCATTACAACCTTCAACACGTCGAGCTCACCAACTGAAGTGTGTACAATACCTGCAAGGTCCAAAACCGAATGTGGCACCTTGTCAGTCGTCTTTGCCTTCATCCAGTAAACGTGATCTGCCTTTCCAACCTGGTCATGCATTGTGAATGGCTGTCCATCTTCCACAACGTGTACCACTGGCTTGACATCTTGAAGCTGTTGTAAAACTGTCACACAAGAGGTTTGAACACGTGAAGCTAGGCCAACTTGCCGGTACACTTTAACATATTTCATGTATGCATCAGTTCGTTGCTGGGGTGTCCACTCTGCATTGTCCCAATCAGAAGGTTTTGCTGTTCGAGACAACAATCCACCAACTCGAGTGAACGAGTAGTAGAAAGTAGTCAACCGTCGAAAGAAACGATCGTGGTCTTCAGTTTTCCACTCCTTGGTACGTCTTCGGAACATGGACTCATTTGCAGCTAAAACTAGTGGCTTCTTAAGTTCTCCATTATAGGTACGCCAAACAAGATCCAACACAAATGAAAAACGCTCTTCGCTGTCACAGAATTCATCGTAACACTCTGCTCGGCCTGCCATCCCTTTCAGGACTTCAGTTTTACCACAACCAGGTGGTCCAAACAAAACGTAAACTGGTGCTGTTGTTCCTGTTGTTTGTGCTCCCTGCGCATGAAAGTCATCATCCCTCATCCAAACGTCCTCATCCATCTGAAAACGACCGCCCTGCGGTGGACGCTGATCACGTTGCCAATGTGGGACAAACATCATGGGATCACGTTGACCCATATTTTGTCCACGACCACGATTTCC